CTGGCAGCTAGATAAAATTGAGCTCTTAATAAAACCTCTGGCGAACCAGAGTAAAAACTTAAAAGCTCATATCTGGCTCGCCAACGACACTTGGCCGTTCTGCGGGCTCTCGCAGAGTGTAATACATTTGAGTAACCTCAATCAGGGTACTGTGTCTCCAAAAACATCGGAGGAGGACCTTGATACCAGGCTACATTAAAATCTTCAGCAGCGGATACGTATGTATTAACCGTACCCCTGTTATCAGGAGGACTCTCATTAGTGGGGTTCCAATTAGTATAATTAAATCCTAACTTCCAACATGGTTCTGGAAGTTGAGGTACAGATAATGCACCACCACCAAAGTAGTCCGCGGCTTTACCGGGAATGAATCTGACGTTGGAGTAGAATGGAATTTCAAAGCTGATCAAACGATTCATGCCGGGATCCTGTACTGTTATACCTTCCACACCAGTTTCTTGCTTATTACGCTCATACTGGTACCTGAGGCCTTGGTTACCATCGGTTATACCATAGACAAGATTCTCGGGTTCACACGAGGAATACCTACCAGCTTTAACAGAGCTTAGCATACAACACGGGAAATCTCCAAAGTCAAGTATATAACGAATACCACCACGCCAACCTAAAAATGCGGTTGACACATACTTCAACGGTGTCATATAGCCATAAACATAGTTGTACGGTTGACCTCCAGTATCGACACTAGTAATAATACTCGATCCCGTTTGACCCGTGTACCCTGGAGCGAATGGTAATGCGCTCCTCTGGAACAGGTAAGTGAGACGAGTACTTGTCAAATTTGGTATGTTAATTATCTCATGTTGACAATACCTCTTAAGAATTTGTCGGAGACTACGGACCGATTCACCAAAGTGAACCAAGTTTGCTGCGTCTGTAATTGGGATGACAGCAGCATCAGAGTCCAACACTGCATCAACTTCTGGATTATCCGCCTGGACCTCAGCAGTGTTAGAAGTGTCGGGACCCTCATCAGATTCGGGGGAAATCTCTAGGGATTGTGGTTGTACTGATGTACTACACAACCGCAATCTAGTGATATCCTCACCATGAGGGACAGCAACTTCAAAGTCGTCTCCAGCTTTGACAAAAACATTGATAGAGATATCAGTGTTAGCCTCACCGGGACAGGAAATGTCGTTCACCACGTAAACGGCGATAGTACCATTGGAAAAAGTGTTGACGTCAGTATCTTGCCAAAACTCGTTGTTCCCCATCTCATAGGGAACCATCAAGTCTAATGGCATGCGCTCTCGGTAGGAGCGAGACTGACCCCAACCACACTTAACAACAAAATCAGTGTTCTCTGAAATATCAACAATAGTAATATATGCCGTTTCATACGTGGGGTTAGATACCGTTCCTTCACCGCCACCATTGTACCATTGATAACCCCAAGGGTCAAAGACGACTTTTATGCGACCACGATGGAATTGCTACACACAACTTGAAACCTAAAATCTATAGATCCCCTCCAATACTTAAAAGGCAAGGAAGCAAAACACATGGACGTCATATGAATAGCGTTGAAAGAGTCACGCATAGATAAACAAGGATCAACAAGACACTCAAAGAGTTTAGTCTCTGAGATATCTGTACTTGATACAGGTATCTGTGCCAAATATGACTCGACCTGAGCTATACGTAGAATATCCAAGGAGTCGCCATCCTCAACACCAAACGGCGTAGTAGAAATGGTTAACTCCTGTTTCGCATCCAAAGACAATTTTGTAGTGTCATCGGGTAGATTGGTGACAGCCATATTCATCTTCGGAACTGGTCGAAATTGGGAAGACTCTAACATAGTTGGTCGGGAAAAACCAAATAGAGAGGCAATCTTCCCAGCAGCTTGCATACCAATTTGAGTTGCAGTAGCATACTGACCTATATAAGGCACCTTAGTGAGCTTACTAGCAAAATTTGCTATTGCACTCGCAGGTTTCGATATTGGGCCAGTATACTCATCCTTCCTCTCTTTGGCTTGTGGAGTAATGCCAGACATATTTCTCCCAGTGGGAGCAGCCATCTTGACATCCTCAGCCCAAGCAAAGATCGAAATATACACTTTATCAGTACCACCATTGGCATGTTTAAGTAGGTTAACTGGTGTAATAACCAATGCACCCATCTCATCAAGCTGCGTCGTGGGGTCACCCACAGTGGTACTCAGCGCATTCTCCCACCACGTAAATGGGAGAATCATCTCACCCCCATCATTGTCAGCGGGGTTAAGGTATATATGCATTCTTTGTGACATAAGGATCAATTGAGCATCTGAACTCACTGTGGATGGTATGCTATAGTCATGCCCGGCCATTGGGTAATAACTAGCAATTAACCTACCATAGTGGAAAGGTGTTCCATTAATCACAAATTTAAGATGCAATTTCGCCTGTAATAGTCTGTAACCATTCAAACGATTGGCAATATAAGGGTTAGTAAAATAATCGCTCCAGGGCAAAATAAGATTTGTCCAGGGGGAATCAATCTCCCAAGCAATCTCTTTAATCTTCACTGGACGACTAAGAAAATCACCCAAAGGCACATCTGTTTGAGTTCCAGACTCACGCACATCATCATAAACACTGTTGACACTATTCACATAAGCGCTCAAATTATCCTGAAATTTGACAGTTTGAGAAGAAACTTCTCCAGACTGAGGACTAACAGGAAACTCCATTACGCTATCAGGTTCATAGGTTTCACGGTGTTCTTCAAATAACTCATCAATGTCGACGTGCTCATCATAACATTGAGAGAGTAGCCCTATAAGTACACACACCACATATTCATTATCTGATCCAATCAGATCATGTTCATAGCAGTGATCAATGAATTCACTAACATAATATACATTAGGGTTCGAGGTATCCACCTCTCTCGAGAATAAGTTTCTCGATAGACTTTGTATAAGCTCTATTCTTCGCGGAGCTATTGGACGCATATTTACGAAAGCTACATCTCCGGTCTATCTCCGGGCGTGACGAATCCAGGGGTATATTTAGTGTGCCACATGACAACGCGTTCGTCAAAATCGATGTCAAGGCTAGGCACATGTAGGTCTGTGGCATCACAAACCTGTTTTAATTTGGATCGGAAGTCTTCGTACTCTTCTCGACCAAATGCGAAAGCTTCATGAATTGCACCTTCAACACAAGAACGAGCAACTTCTCGCGGTGTTGCGTTCTTTGAGGATAGATTGGCTAGCAGACTTTTATAGATACTGTCTTTCTCTAGCATACCAATCCGTGTACCAATCTCGGGTATATAATTAGATCTCCTCTTCAGGAAATCAACATCATCGAGATAAGCTGCCGGATCATCCTCATTCTTATCAGGGGGCGTAATTTTACGACCATAGCGTTTCATGAAGTCTCTGAAAGTGAGAAAATTGATTTCACAACCTTCTCTCACACTACCATCAAAATCGTCACCATAAGTAATATTGGCAACGTCATCCCTGTAAGATTCCCTCTCAGGGTATTTTTCAAAGTAGTGCATCCTACTGTACAAGCTGTTATTGTTACCATTAACTTGTACAGTGAGTGAGTTACCTGAAGGATTGATACTCGTCAGTTCCAGAAGTGTTCCATTCCAATCAACAATAGGATGGGTCAAATCCGCAACCATGGCTTTCATGATCCGAATATCTTCCGGTGTATAACCTCCATACTCCACTGATGCTTCAGCTAGCTTAATGTAATTACGATACGTCTCATGTGTAATTTGAGATGTCGTCTTAACATCATATTTGCTGTAATCCCATGCAATTGTTCGCTCCTTGCCATATTTTTCAGCGTATGACATCAGATCGTCCCATTGACGACTGAAAGCATTAACACCAACGGCGCATTCGGACTCAATAGGATATTGTCCTTGAAAACGTACAAATGCCAGGAAAAACATGCGCACAGCAATAGTAAAGGCTACAGGTCCGCACTGGAACACTCTGACCTTAGTGGATCCCTCTTCTGTTGGGGTATCTTTCAAGACACTCCTAAAAACGGGATAAGCACGATAACCATTTTGCCAACACTCCATCATCCTAGCTAACTCATCCAATATACACTGATGGGGTATCCTATCAATAAGGACTCCTTTGTCATCGTATACATCAGTGAAGTAATTCTCCTTTCTGCCCATTATTGGGAAACCCATACTCGTAGTCATCACGATTGCATCCAGGAATCTCTTCCCAGGGATACCTAAAATAGCTTCCTTGAGTGTAAGTCTCCTAAAAACATCCCTTTTTGTATAAGAAGGTACAAGGGGCAAGAGTGGTTTAAGCCAATCCTCGGAGGCCCGACGAAGGAGTTTTGGAGGGTAATGGTGTTCAGGTTGCGCTAAATGCTCTAAATTTTCATTAAAGGGACGCCAATTGGGTAACATTTGTGGCGGTCCATAGCGCTTACGCACATCAAAAATCTTGATGACATGCGGCTCAAGTATAGAAGGTTGGACTTCCGATTTCGCTTGAGCTCGAACTGCAACAGAGCCTAATATTTCAAAGGGTGCAGTCACGCCAAACGTAAGTGCATGACTCTTAGGGTGAGCTTTAGGAGACTTCAATATATCCATATCATATTGTTGTTTAGGCAATTCCTTAGACTCTGCAGATAGCATAAACACTTTATCCAGATATTTATATGCTTCTCGCATCTGAGATTGGGTAATAGAACCTGCATACCCAGTTTTTCTGATACCAAAAGAGTTATTAGCTCCTAGGTGAAAACCGAGAATACATGGATTAGTAGTGTTAGCTAAGACAAACCCCATACACTTACCATCCCCAGTTTTGTCAGTCTTATAACTAAAACCAGGAAAGGTTGCAAATCCATTAGATGTTTTAGAGTTAAAGGTAGCAAATGAAGTGTCATACTCATACTTTCCTTTATCATCTCTAAACAAAATTTTAACATCGCAACTCCCCTCATTTATGGAGTGTGGTAGCCAATCCAATGCACTTTTCACACTTGGAGTGTGAGGGCAAAAGGCTGCCACAAAATCCATATCAGGGAATTTGTAAACAGACTCCCATTCGACGACAAATTCTCTCAAATGACCTCCAACCCCATCATGCCGAATTGCTGTCGCAATGACATTAGGGCAGGGAGGATTATTAGGATCTGCATTCCTATGGAATACATGACGGGGAAAAACAACTATATTGTTGCGCGGAGCAAACATACAAGTTGTAACTGTGACTCCATCGGAGCGCTTGAATTTGGCAACCCATAAATTCTTCTGAACAGTATGCTCCAGCTGGCCAAGTGTAGCGCTAGAACTAGATCTACTAGTAGCGATAGACAGCTTCTTAGTAAAAGTGTCTAGAGAAAACCAGCCAGGAATAGCATCAATAGCTTCCGGAGTTAAGTTCTCACCTGTTTCAGCGCGTGGCTTTAAACCTTTGTAAAGCTTCCACGCACATATGAGAGCTACCACACCCGCAAAAGTGTACGCTACCCCGTATTTGTGATCACGAATCTGTTTGAATTTCTCAGGGAAGGCATCCCTTCTTTCGTCCAAAGCCGCAATCATCGTGTTCCTAACGCGAATTGTGTGAACATGCTGCACAACCACGAGTGCTACGTGGAAGGGCATTATGAGAATCACACTAAGTGGCTGTAACCAGAAAAACAACGCATACAGGACGTACATTGCTCGGAAAATCCACTTAAATATTTTCCGATTATCTTTACGAGCATGTCCATAATAGATACTCTTAAGATATTTCTGGTAAGTTGGATGCGTCACAATACTCAATGGAACTATAGAAAACACACTTGGAGCAATGTAATCCCTCATAAGTGAATCGCATTCATCCAATAATATTCCCGTAGTCATCCTCTTGATAATAGGTGTATGCCAAGGCAAGCCAAAAGGCATAAAACTCCTAATCCAATTATTCAAAATCTTCGTTCCTGTTTCAACAAAGAAATCTTCTGATGATTCAGGGTGAGGATCGAAAGGTTGACTAGGATTAACACCAACAATATTAGAGGAGATATGAGAAAAATCAGCAAATGTTTCCCCTTTCTCCGCAGCAGAATCGACGATT